CTGTATTGCCCACTAGACATCTCGATGCTGTCTTTTGCGTTGCCTTCGATGTTAGCGGCAGCCGTGCCAACAGCAACGGAAAGTTGGCGTAGATTCTTCTGATAAGAATCTAGCCGTACTTTCTTTAGGCTGAAACTCATCTTTATCACGGAGCCAAAACCTCAATCTCTAAAGGCCCAAACCTTCGCACCGTAGTACTCACAGTGAAGGAAACCGTAATACGAATCATTGCCGCAGTGGCATAAGCCGCGGGGTTAAGGATGCTCAAGATACCTTGTGCGCTGTATTGCTTCGTGAGCGTAACGGATCCGCTAGGAAATGTATAAGCCGCACCCGTGGCAATGTTCGTGAAGGTGATGCCAAGCGTACCGGTTGTAATGTCAACCGGGCTACCGAGCTCATCTACCAAGCGAACCACGTAAGAGTGCCAATCACCTACCCATGCGCTGGCTTGTACGACCTGCTGCGGGTCTTCGGTTAGGTCAAAGATTACTGCCACGGGATGCCCTTTCGTTCTTGATGGCAATAGCCAACATGTCTAGGTCGGTTGCGCTCAGGTAGTGCAGGGTGTCCTTGATTTGGTTGAGTAGCATTACCTCACCGAATGGAATCTTAACCTCCGGGATGCGTAGAAACTTCTTTGCCAAACTGCTTAGAATGCTCATTAGATGTCCCTTACATAGATGCGGAGTGGGCCGAAGACCTGTGTATCACTTGCCCCGGTTGTGCGCGTGATAGTAGCCGTGTAGGTTCCAGGAGTGTCCGTTACCGTTGTGTCAATGGTAAACGTTGCCCTGCCATCAGCTGCATAAGTTGCCGTACAAGCGTACGTGTCTACCAGTGTTGCACCGGAGTTGTAGACCTTAGCCGTTACGGTTGCTGAGGTTATATCTATCCCGCTTCCAAAGGCATCCACACACTGGATGTCTACGCCATGCTGTGCGCCCTTCTGGATGTCTATCGGGTCACTTGCTCCCAAGCCGTCTGCCTTGACTTCAAAAGGCCCCATCCGTACCAGAGCGGCAGATGTTACCGGGGTTACCAACTCAGCGTTGACATACTGCCCAAAGGTGCCGGCAGTGACATGGCTTGATCGGGCTTCATCCCAAACCGCCGCCGCAGTCTGTGCAGATGTCAAGCCACCAGAGGATAACTTCACCGTCATCACCGCGCCGTTAGTACCGCTTGCACCACGCACCACGATCGTGACATCATCAGCACCAGCAGCCAGTGCGGCATCTGGAAGGTCGAGTCTGTACACGCCCGGCATATTGGTTGCGTCTACCTCCGCAAAGCCGCCTGCTGTCCACGCCTGAGCGATTGTACGGGCTACCAGCGGGATAGATACGCTGGCTGTGCGTGTCCGGTTGTAGCGGGCTGACAGACCAGCGGAAGATGTGGTCAAGCCAGTTATACCCAAGTACAACTCAATGCTCTGTGAAGTACTACCGGGTGCAATCGTTATGACACCAGCGTTGCGCTCGGTTGGTAGATATGGCGGAGCAGATGCAATTGCATTACCAAGTATTAATTGATGCTCGTAATTTTCGGTTGTAGTGATTGTCCAAGCACCAGTAACCGGCGTTGTTCTTCGCGCTTTGGCAAACTGCCATCCTGTATCTGCCATCCAGTCTGTGACGGCATCAACGGATACTTGACTACTCCATTGTGTACTTGTTGGACATACTGTTCCCCAATAATAAGTTTGACCCGCTGTTAAATTGACAGCAGTATCCCAGTATGTATCGTAAATAGCGCGACCAGCAGTAATATCAAATTGTGGAGTCGCTGTAGCGATTACAGTATTTGATGAGTCATATAACCTGACTGTTTGTTGTGCTGCGGCGTTTGACTTGTTGCGTATACCAAGACATTCTATAGATGAATATTGACCAGATGGGACTATAAATCTTGCTCCCATTTCGACGTTTATTGCTGAGTCGTCAGCCAGCGGCATAACCACACCGTAATACGCTTGGGATGATGTTCGATATCCCAAAACGTAATCACCAATTCCTACAGAGTTTGAAGCAGCCATCCTACCTGTAGTTGGAAAGAATGCCGCACCTGCGGCATATGAACTTGTGTTATATCCAGAAAAGAAAATCTGAGTAGAAGAGTTAAATGTCCCGCTTTCAGCGTTTACGACAATGGCATAAAATGAGTTTTTCGTAAGCGTGTACGGAGTCGTTAATGTTATCCACTTGTTAGCCATTGTGGTTGTATAGGTTGTAACGGCTACATCTTCATAAACCAGCCAAGTACCGGTAGGTAGACTGCCCATTTGTGCGCCAGTAACAGCCTGAATACCTACACGTATGGTGCCAGTGGCTCCTGTTGTACGATAACCGGGGGCACGAATTGCAGTGATTGTGTGATTTCCGGTAGCCTTGAATGTATTAAAAGTGTAATGACCAATAGCCCAAAATTGAGCGGCATTAATAGTTAATACACCTTGTTTTACTGACCATTCTGGTCCTTGATAACTAGGCATAAGTAGTCACCACATTCTCCACGTTGTCAGTGTCAAGCACTGCCGTACGACCGACAATGTTATCCTGCATCCACAGCATCAAAAGAAGCATCTGGAGTTGATTATCGGAACCTAATGCCGCTCGCATAACAGCATCTTGTAACTGCTCAACCGATGCGTAATAAACTCCTGTATCAGAAAATAGGCACATCACGCTTCCGTCTTGATTGACGTTTACAGCGGTGAGTGTTTTGGTTTGCGTCATTTGCCCACCTTCAAACTGTTCGCATTCGTCCCCTTGAAAGGCATCGTCAAGAAGCCCAGCGCAGCACTCATCGCAGCTGTGACACCAGCCGCTACAGCCTTGCTCCCGTACACCGCCATCACTGCGCCAAGCTCGGCGAGCGTGTCTGCTTCAGCTGTGCGGATGCCATCGCCGAAGACTGTCGAGAAGCTCGCAACGAAGGCGATCAAGACAACCACCAGTAACCGACCTATGCTTATGCTACCCATGTCGTGCCTCCAGTGCTGCTACTCGCTCGCTCAGTCGCGCTATCGCTTTTTTTATGATTACCAAGTCTGCCTCGGTCTGCTTTGCATCGTGAACAAGAATCCTGATGTCACTCTTGATGTCAAAAAGCATTTTATATAATCCGCTGATGCTTGCTATCAAGGGGATAACAATCACGGCTCCAAGTTGCATCCATTCTGCCATCACGCTCCACGCTCCACTAGTCCGCAGTGCTGTACTACCAGCTCTGTCTGCCCAAAGTCTGATCCGACAACATCGTAATACTTGGAATCATCGCCTACCCGGTACACCCGGTCTTGTGGCATCACATCAGCCCCTACAGCGATGATAAGTGTCCACTGGGCAGATGATGCAATCGTGCCGCCTACAATGCTCTCTGTGTCACTTTGGTTGGTTAGCCTGGCGTTGTACTCGGCAACCTTGCGCCAAGTCTCAGTGACTCCACCACGGCCATCTTCCGTAAGCGTGAAGCGGTGTATTTCTACACGGTCTTGGCAGAGGTTGCGTACCATACCGGCTTGGATGGTTGAGCGGAGAAGTGGGCTCATGCGAACACCACCGGGCGGAAGCGGTTAGCCATCTCTAGGCAGTGTTGCATCAACTGGCTAAGCTTGACATCACTGGTGCCTTCCTTGGCATCGATGTCTGCCGCTACCCTAGATGCCTTGATTAGCCACGCTTGCCGGGTTGCCGTGCGTACGTCGTATCTTTCAACATTGATCGGGCCTTGGTCTACCCACATCAGGGTAGGGTCACCGGTGCCATCTTCCAGTGTAAAGCCCTTGACTTGGTACGGGCTGTAGACCGGGAAGTCTGGTTGTGTAGCACCTGAGGTACCGGCTACTCGTGCCTCGTAGACCCTCCCGTTGGGCGTTGTAGGTACCACACGGTCACCGACAGCATAAGTGGTTGCCGCTGCCCAAGTGGTGAAGCGGGAGAAAGAATCCAAGATGGAACCGATGTCCGTAGTGGACATCTGCGGGTAGGACTGGGCAGACACAAAAAGGCTCACTTGTGCTATGGCCTCGGCTCTGGTCATCATGCGGTTAGTATCCCACATGGGGTCTTTGCCCCTGACCACGCAGTGGGTATAAAGAAAAACCCCCGGCACGTCTGCCGAGGGTCTTGATTGAGTGGCTACGCTTAGGAAGCGGTTGTGGTTGCCAAGACGATAAGCGAACCTGGCACCTTGAGGGATGCATCCGAGTTCACGTTTCCGACGTCATGCGCGTTGAAGGCAAAGCGCTCTGTGGCCTTGTAGGTAAGAGCGTCCTCAACGAACTTGACCTGATCGGAAACCTCAACCGTCATCGAACGACGATCGCCAAAAGCAACACCCTTGCTAAGGTCACCAAGGATAGCAACCGCAGTGGTTGCAGCTGGAGCCTTAGGC